GGGCGTCTTTGCCAGACACAGCCAGTTCAAAGTGAGCCAGTCGTGTTTTCCAGATGTCTGCGATGTGATACACCATCTGCGGTGCCACATTCATGCCGCGGATCTGTGCGATGGGTTTCCAGTCCGCTGACATCTTGCAGCCAGCGGCCACAAAGTCGTCAAACATGCCTTCTAGTTCGCCAGCACAATCCTTCATCTTTTCACGAAGACGATCTTGGATGTTGGGCTTGGCCACAGCTTCAGGCTCTGCTACTTCCACAGCGGCTTGATCTTTGATAGCCAACAAGTCTGCGATGAGATTGTCCAGCTTGATCTGTTCTTGATCTGTCAGTTCCAAGCCCATCATGCTCATGCGGCACAACCAGCCTGTGGTCAGGCGCACTTGGCTGTCAGGAAGGGTGCGCATTTTTTTAGCATCCTTCACTCGCTTGTGGGCATCCAAGTAGGCCACGATCATTTCCTTGGCTTCTTTCTTGCCGTAGAAATAGTTGTACCAACCAAACGCATTGCTCATGGCACTGATGCGATTTCTGTCTTGTTCGGGTTGCACACGCCACTCAGGTTCGTTGCCAACATATTTTGTGTCGGGGCTGCGAGGGTTCAGCGATTTTAGTGCGGCTTTGGTTGCTAGGGTTGCCATGGGGTTCCTTTGTGACTGTTTATGATGTAATTATAGCACATCAGGCTTTTTTGGTCAAGTCCGCGCACAATAGCACAAAAGTCATGTCTGATTCTCTGCGGAACATGATGTAGTAGGGTGCGGATTCTCCGTTTCTCCGTTTTCCAAAATATGAGACCCAATCAGAGTCACGGACCAACCAGCCGTTGCCCAAGCGGTCATGACAGATTGATTCAATCTCAGCGATTTTGTCTTTGTAATCCCACCAGCCCTCAAACCGTAGGCCAGATTCATACCCAGCTTCTTTGTATGGCTTATATCTGCGATCTAGCTTTATGACTTTCATTCCAGTATTATAACTGAAACAGAATTTATGGTCAACCTGCCCATAAATAACACACTATGCCTAAACTTTCCATGTACCGTCCCAATCGGACCCGGGATTACCAGTTCCTGGACCGCACAATTAGTGAAATGTACACCGTGGGCGGCCTGGATCTCTACTGCCACAAATACCTAGGGCCCGAAACTGGCGGCGCTGATTCTGCATTTTCAGGCAATGCAGATGCTACCCAACCGGTTTATGAAACTCAGAGTCCGCTGAATATCCAAGATTTGTTGCTGTTGGAAAACCGTGATCGACAGTATGATGCAGATGTGTATGTGATGCGTGGGGTGTATAACCATCAGGATATCGATTTTGATCTTACCCAATTTGGCCTGTTCTTGAACAACGATACCCTGTTCATCACTTTCCACTACAACGACATGATTGATGCGTTTGGGCGCAAGCTCATGAATGGCGATGTGCTAGAGTTGCCCAACCTCAAAGATTTCCATCCGCTGAACCCTAACTTGCCCACTGCATTTTCAAGATACTATGTGATCCAGGATGCAGCATACGCTGCCGAGGGTCTCAGCCAGACTTGGTTGCCACACTTATGGCGGGTGAAAGCCACGCCACTCACAGATGCACAAGAATTCAACACCATAACCAACAAGCCATTTGTGAGCCAACAGATCTGGGACAATGGCAATTTCTACCCCACAGGCAGCATAGTGAATTATGGCGATACGTACTATCAAGCCCAGGTCAATACACCAGCTGGCACGGACATAACCAATACCAATTACTGGCAACCATACACACCGCCTACCATATCCGACAGCCAAGGTACCAGAGTCAAGGATACCGAGATCAATGATCGCATACTCACACAGGCCGATGTTGAAGTGCCACTCAGCGGATATGATGTGACCAAATTCTATGTTCTCCCCACAGAGAATTCACAACCAGGCAATCCAACCACACTCACTGCGGATGGCAGTACCACTGTGGATGGCACACAAAGTGGCATGGATGTCACACCCAAGGGACCCGGCTACACAGTGGGTTATCTCACTGGCCAAGGTGTGGCACCAAATGGCTTGCCTGTCACGCCCGGTGTGAGCTTTCCCCTCAACCCAGTCACTGGAGATTATGCATTGAGATTAGACTACCAACCCAATCGACTGTTCCGTTATGATGGCAAACGCTGGATCAAGATCGAAGACAGTGTTCGCACCAATCTCAACAACGGTGTGACCAACGATACTTTGCGCAGTACCTTTGTTAATAATACATACACTGTGAATACCACGGACCTGGGCAACATACCCAGTCGCCAGAGTCTCAGTGAGATACTCCGACCCAGGGCAGACAACGGTGATCAAGGCGGTAATTTGCCACCAAACCCATACCCAAGAACACAACCAGGACAAAAGTCCAGCTAACACATGCAACAATTTTTTTACGACGAACAGATACGCAGGTTCTTGCTGCAATTTACCAGGATAGTATCCAACTTCCAAGTACAGTATGGCCGCGATGGCGAACAGCCTGCGCTGCTGCGTGTGCCTGTGCGCTATGGCGATGCCAGTAGGAATGCACAGACTATCTTGCAGGAAAATTCAGCAGGCAGCATGCCCAGCACCCCCCTGATGACTTTTTATGTTTCGGCCCTGACATATGATCGACCCAGGATGCAGGAACCATATCATGTGAATACTGTATCTGTGCGCCAGCGCACCTACGACAGCGCCACAGACAGTTACGAAACCACACAGGGCAATGCATTCACAATCGAACGCCTGATGCCTGTGCCTTATAAATTGGGTATCACATTAGATATCTGGACCAGCAACACCAATCAAAAATTTCAGTTGCTAGAACAGATGCTGACATTGTTCAATCCCAGTTTGGAGATACAGAGCACAGACAACTATCTTGATTGGACCAGTCTCAGCGTGGTAGAACTGGATGATTGTGTATGGACATCTAGAGTTATTCCGCAAGGCACAGAGAATCCCATTGACGTGGCCACACTGAAATTTGGATTACCTATCTGGATCTCATCACCGGCCAAGGTCAAGAAACTGGGTGTGGTTGAGCGTGTGATCAACAGCATGTACGATGCACAAGGCGATCTAAACAATGCCATATATCAAAACGACTTGTTGTTGGGCACTAGGCAAGTGATCACTCCATACAATTGGGCTGTGGTATTGATCAACAACAAATTACAAGTCTTGCAACAGCAAGAAACCGCAGAGGAGCCATCGAATGATTCATTGACTCCGCCGACGATTGTGGCCGATAGCAATCTGTTATGGCCGGGAGTGATTGGTGTATATGGTACTCTACGTCCGGGCATCAGTCAAGTGAGACTGGTACAGCCAGACGAAACTGAAGTGATAGGAACTGTGGTTTTAGATCCCAACGATGACAGATTCTTGCTGTTTGATGTGGATATTGATACTGTGCCTGCTAACACACTGGCACCCATTGATGCTATCATCAATCCTTTGACATCAGCGCCACCATCCACTGCTGTTGGCACAAGATATCTACTGACCGAATCAACCGGTAACACTGACAATGATTATCCTGCTGTGGATTGGGTAGGCGCAAACGGTCGTGGATTGGCGGCCAGTGCCAACGACATCATTGAATACAGCGACAGCTATTGGCATGTGGTGTTTAATTCAATCACTGCTGCTGGGCCGCAATATGTGACCAATATCACAACCAGCATCCAATATGAGTGGGATGGGCAACAATGGATCAAGAGTTATCAAGGTGTGTATCCTGGTGGCACATGGAGTCTGGTACTTTGAAAGCCGTTGGAGTCTGGTTCCGCAGTCATGCCACTGGGAGGTATCTGTATCTGATGAGATCAGATGCCAAGCATCCTGGTGCCTGGGGGCTGCCTGGCGGCAAGGTGGAAACCGGTGAAACCTTGCTGGGCGGGATGGAACGCGAGTGTGTGGAAGAATTGGGTAGCATGCCCGACTACCTGCGATTGATCCCGTTAGAAAAATTCACATCCACAGACAATGCATTTGAATATCACACCTGGGTGTGCATTGTTGATCGAGAGTTTGTGCCTGTGCTGAATCACGAACACCTGGGATATGCGTGGTTGGACGGCGGCCACTGGCCCAAGCCCATGCATCCGGGCTTGTGGAGCACGGTAAATCTCGAAGCTGTGCAACAAAAAATTGAAGCAGTTGAACGCAGTTTTCAACCTGCGAACTAACTGTTATAATCTTCCAACTAATATTTCAATGACCCCGACATCGCCGTTGTGATCCTGCACAGCTTTGCCGATCATGGATCCTGGCACTGGATTGGATTCCGATCTAGCAGCACCATTGCCGGCGCTGACCATCATGTCTCCTCGACGCACTGTACCGACCACACTGCATGGCACACGACCAATCAGCGCAACTGCGGTAGGGTGATTGGCTTGTAAATCACTGTTCATCAGGTGTGCTGGGTCTGTGGATACCACACCGATTATTCTAGTGCTCATATCGCTATCGCTTAGAGTTATTTCTTCTGGGCCGCCAAACTCAAGCACTGTTCCGGGTGTGTAGTAAGCGTCAGCTGCATACATCTCGGCCAAGTCAGCGTACTGTGCTGATGTTGCTTTGGCAAACACAGTATTGAATACAGCACCGCTGGCACCAATATTACCAGTACCTGTTGTGGCAGCATTGGTAATGGCTGTGGTTGCATTGTTGATGGTCAATCCGGTCAGCGTACCTAAGCTGGTGATGTTGCCCTGTGCTGCCGAGCTTACAGTGGCAGCATAACTTGAAGTAGGAATACTCAATGTACCAGTCACGTTGGCGCCCGGAATTGAAGTCAATCCAGCACCAGATCCATTGAATTGGCTTCCAGTAACGGTGCTGGTCACACTCACCGTACTACCTGTATGAGTGGTAGCATTCACGTTGGCACCACCTAACACATTACCACCACTTATGTTACCGGTCACTGCCAAACTGCCTAGGGTGCCTACACTGGTAATATTAGTTTGTGCTGCTGTGGTCAATGTGCCCACAATGCTGGTGCCGCTTAGATTACCGCTGGTTATGTTGCCTGTCACTGCCAGACTGGTCAATATGCCAACACTGGTAATGTTGCCTTGTGCTGCTGTGGTCACAGTACCTGCTGTAGTAGCTGATGTGGCTGATGGAACTGTACCAGTGACATTGGCACCTGGAATACTTGTGAGTCCTGCACCAGATCCGTTGAATTGACTTCCTGTCACAGTGCTGGTCACACTCACTGTGGTACCTGTGTGAGTGGTAGCATTTACATTGGCTCCGCCCAATACATTACCGCCGCTGATGTTGCCGGTCACATTCAAACTGGTCAGTGTGCCCACGCTAGTGATATTGCCTTGTGCTGCACCACTCACAGTGGCAGCATAACCAGATGTATTCACACTTAACGTGCCTGTTACATTGGCAGCAGGAATTGAAGTCAATCCAGCACCAGATCCATTGAATTGAGAACCTGTTACAGTACCGGTTGCTGATATCAAACCACCTGTGAGCAGGTTGCCACTTGTGGTGTTGCCGGTCACAGCCAAACTGGTCAATGTACCCACTGAGGTAATGTTGCCTTGTGCCGCACCACTCACTGTGGCAGCATAACTTGAAGTCGGAATGCTCAATGTACCGGTTACATTAGCGCCAGGAATTGAGGTCAATCCAGCGCCTGACCCGTTGAATTGGGAACCTGTAACAGTGCCGGTTGCCGAAATCAATCCGCCTGTGAGCAAGTTACCACTTGTGGTATTACCTGTCACAGCTAAACTGGTCAATGTGCCAACTGAAGTGATATTGCCCTGTGCCGCACCACTCACTGTGGCAGCATAACCAGATGTATTCACACTTAACGTACCTGTTACATTGGCAGCAGGTATCGAAGTTAGTCCTGCACCTGATCCGTTGAATTGAGAACCGGTAACAGTACTGGTTACCGAAACAGTGGTACCTGTGAAAGTGGTAGCATTCACGTTGGCGCCGCCTAACACATTGCCACCAGTGATGTTGCCAGTTACGTTTAGACTACCAAGGGTACCCACTGAAGTGATGTTGGTCTGACTAGCAGTGGTCAATGTGCCCACAATACTTGTGCCACTTAGATTGCCGCCACTGATATTACCAGTCACGTTTAGACTGCCTAATGTACCCACTGAGGTAATATTGGTCTGTGCAGCGGTAGTTAGCGTGCCCACAATGCTGGTACCTGACAGGTTGCCGCCACTGATATTACCAGTCACGTTTAGACTACCAAGGGTGCCCACTGAGGTGATATTGGTCTGTGCTGCTGTGGTTAGCGTGCCCACGATACTGGTGCCTGACAGGTTGCCACCCGTGATGTTGCCAGTTACATTCAAACTGGTCAGTGTGCCCACGCTAGTGATGTTGCCTTGTGCTGCACCACTCACAGTGGCAGCATAGCCAGATGTATTAACACTCAATGTGCCAGTTACGTTAGCAGCAGGAATTGAAGTTAGTCCTGCACCAGATCCATTGAATTGACTTGCAGTGACAGCACCGGTTGATGATATCAATCCACCTGTGAGCAAATTACCACTTGTGGTATTGCCTGTCACAGCTAAACTGGTCAATGTACCCACTGAGGTGATATTGGTCTGTGCTGCTGTGGTCAAGGTACCCACGATGCTGGTACCTGACAAGTTGCCACCCGTGATGTTGCCAGTAGCCGATACCAATCCAGTTGTTCGCAAATTGCCACTATCAATATTGCCTGTGACACTCACAGTAGAACCTGTGTGAGTGGTAGCATTCACGTTGGCACCACCTAAAATGTTGCCGCCTTGGATGTTGCCAGTGGCTGACACATTACCAGTTACGCTGAGTCCAAACCCATTTTTAAATCTGCCAATTTCGTTGGCAGTATCACCACCGTTGGTACTGAATATGATGTCTTTGGCAGTGTAAGTGCTGAGCACCAGTGCGCCGCCGCCTGTGGTGGTATTGCCTGTGACATAAAGATACGCATCATTGGCAGTGGTAAGAGCATACCCCGGTTGATTATAAGTGGAGCTGTTGATACCCATGCTCACAAAAGTAGTGAGGTCAGTGGCATTGTCTGCTGCGGCTACAATGTCTGTTGTGGCAGCCAATCCGTTGGATTTGTTCTGCACCAACAACTGAATATAGCTATTAGCAGTGCCCGCGGCCTGCACTGGTGCGTTTGACGGAACATATGATGTGGCAGCACCAGCAATTAAATTTGCAACAGCAACGAGATTGCCACCTGTGATGTTGCCAGTCACACTCAAACTGCCTAGGGTACCCACTGTGGTAATATTGGTCTGTGACGCAGTGGTCAAGGTGCCCACGATGTTGGTGCCTGAAAGATTGCCACCTGTGATATTGCCTGTGGCTGATACCAGACCACCTGTTAGTACATTGCCGCTGGTAGCGTTGCCGGTCACTGCCAGGCTGGAGAGTGTGCCAACTGAGGTGATGTTGGTCTGTGCGGCTGTGGTCAATGTGCCCACAATACTGGTGCCACTCAAGTTGCCGCCGGTGATGTTGCCTGTGGCACTAACAATGCCACCTGTGTTGATATTGCCACCAGTGACATTACCGGTTGCGCTGTAGCTTGCAGCAGTTGATGCACCTGTTGTGATAGTTGCACCACCGGTGATGATGTTGCCACCCGTAATATTGCCTGTGGCACTTACCAATCCGCCGGTTATCAAGTTGCCAGTAGTGGTATTGCCGGTCACGCTCAAACTTGCCAATGTGCCAACTGTGGTAGCTGCCACACCTGTGAGCAGTGATCCATTACCAATATGGAAATTGCCCACAATGTTGCCTGTAGCACTTACTATGCCACCTGTGTTGATGTTGGCGCCGATGATATTACCGGTGGTGCTGAGGCTTGTGCCTGTGGCAGCACCAATGTTGGGCGTGACCAAGGCAGCTGATGCCTTGACGATGATGTTTCCAGCACCGTCAAATGCTGTGGTTGAGTTGTCGGTTTTGGCATTGATCACTGTGCCATTCAGCACGATACCCGCAGCGGTATTGGCTGTGTATGACTGGCTGCTGCTGAATTGTGAAAAAGTAATGTTGCTGGTACCAAATGTGATAGTTCCAGTTGGAGCACTCAAGATAAATGCAGCGCCAGCATTGACATTACCGTTGGTCACAAAGAAGTAATCGTTGATGCTGAGTGCTATGGTGCTGTCTGGACCATATTCATCTGTGTCTGTGGAACGAATGACAGCAGTGGTATTGGCATAGGTATAAACACCATTCTGCACGCCATTGGCTTGATTTTGAACCAGGATACGTCTGCCCACACTTTGCACATTGGCAGTGTCGATCAGATTGAATACCCCAGTGGTGGCAAGTATTGCACCTACACCATTGCCCGCTCCATTGGGTTGTGAATAGGTGATGGTACCACCAGTGGCTGTTTCTAATGTGGTCACTGTGGCTGCATACACCGGTGTGTGATAACTGATACCAGTTGTGGCAAAATTATCAACATAGGCCTTGGTAGCTGCATCTGCATCCTGCTGAGGACTTGCAAGATTGTTGATGTATGTGTTGGCACCCAATATCACGTTGCCGGTTGGCACAAGATTCAAATTGCCTGTGCTGTTGATATTCACATTGGTTCCTGCCAACACATTGGTATTGACATTGCCTCCGGTGATGTTGCCTGTCACACTCACAGTGGTACCAGTGTGAGTGGTAGCATTCACATTGGCTCCACCCAGCACATTGCCGCCTGTTATATTGCCAGTCACGTTCAAACTGCCCAGTGTGCCCACTGCGGTAATGTTGGTCTGTGTGGCAGTGATCAAGGTACCTGCGATGCTGCCGCCCACTGTGAGGTTGCCACCAGTGATGTTGCCAGTGGCTGATACAATACCGGTTGTGCGCAAGTTGCCACTATCAACATTGCCGGTTATGCTAACTGTGGTACCTGTGTGAGTAGTGGCATTGACATTGGCTCCGCCCAAGATGTTGCCACCAGTGATGTTTCCTGTGGCTGACACACTGCCAGCTGTGCGCAAGTTGCCACCATCAATATTGCCAGTGGCTGATGCCACACCGGCTGTGAGCAAGTTGCTGCTGATGATGTTGCCTGTTGCACTCACAGTGATAGAAGAAATCACATTAGCACCGGAGATATTTCCGCCTGAGCCGGTTGTTATGATATTGCCACCAGTGATATTGCCGGTGGCTGATATTGACCCACTGGTTGATATTGAACCACCAGTTGTGACATTACCGCCGGTGATGTTACCGGTAGCAGATATTAACCCGGCTGTGAGCAAGTTACCGCCAGTGATGTTGCCAGTCACTGTGCTGATGCCTGTGGTGATCACGTTGCCGCCGGTGATATTGCCAGTTACACTGACTGTGGTACCAGACAACAGCGTAGCATTCACATTGGCTCCGCCATTGACATTGCCGCCCACAATGTTGCCGGTCACACACACAGTGGTACCTGTGTGTGTGGTAGCATTCACATTGGCACCACCCAAGATATTGCCGCCAGTGATGTTACCAGTGACTGAGACTGTGGTGCCAGATAGCAAGGTTGCATTCACGTTGGCACCACCTAACACATTACCACCCGTGATATTGCCGGTTGCAGATATCAACCCGGCTGTGAGTACATTACCACTGGTAGCATTACCGGTCACTGCCAAACTGGTCAAAGTGCCTACACTGGTAATATTTGTCTGTGCGGCTGTGGTCAAGGTGCCACTAAGGTTGCCACCCGTGATATTGCCCGTGGTAGATATGGGATTTGAGCCAAATGCCGCCAAGTTGGCTGCCACATTGGCATTGCCATAACTGCTGGCAATTCCTGTCAGTTGTGATCCATTGCCGATAAAGTAGCTGCCGGTGATGTTGCCAGAGGCGCTGATGTTAGCAGCAGTAGAGATATTGCCATTCACAGTGGCATTGCTCAAGATGTTGCCACTTAGGCTCAGT